AACGGGCAGAGAACAGTTCGCATACAGAAAAAAGGTTTCGTCATGGGAAACAGAGGACGCACATCGCGTGCGGCCCTTGAGGTCGTGCAGCCGGCTGACGTCGAGCGTATCGACCGGCCGAGCGCACCGGACTATCTGACAGACGAGGAGGCGGCGGAATGGGTGGCGGTGACCGAGAGGCTGGACGCGACCTGGTTCCCGCGTGAGACGCACGGGCTTCTGGCTGACTACTGCCGGCACATCATCAAGGGGCGGCGCATCTCGCAGATGATCGAGGCGCAGCACGAGGCCGGCGACCTGGACATTGACGCGCTCGACAAGCTCTACAAGATGGCCGAGCGGGAAAGCCGGGCGGCTTCGTCGCTGGCGACGCGCCTGCGGATCACGCAGCAGTCGACGGTCAGTCCGAAGACCAAGAAGCCGACGATGGTCAAGAAGCCTTGGGACTGACCCGCGGCGCTCGCAACATCCAGTGGATCGAGCAGCACTGTCGCATTCCGGAGGGCAAGTTCGTGGGCCAGCCGGTCAAGCTGCGACCCTGGCAAAAAGCAGAGATCAAGAGGATCTACGACAACCCGGCAGGAACACGCATGGCGATCCTGTCCTTTGGCCGCAAGAACGCGAAAACGACGCTTTCCGCCTTCCTTCTTCTGTTGCACCTGGTCGGCCCGGAGGCTCGGGCGAATTCGCAGCTCTATTCTGCGGCGCAGTCGCGGGACCAGGCGGCCATTCTCTTCGCTTTGGCGGCGAAGATCGTCCGGATGTCTCCCGATCTGAACGAGTATGTGACCGTTCGGGACACGGCGAAACAGCTGTACTGCGCGGAATTGGGGACGCTTTACCGGGCGTTGTCGGCGGACGCGACGACGGCCTACGGGCTTTCGCCGGTGTTCACGGTTCATGACGAGTTGGGGCAGGTCAAAGGCCCGCGTTCGGAGCTTTTCGAGGCGCTTGAAACGGCGACGGGCGCGCAAGAAAGTCCGCTGTCGATCGTTATTTCCACGCAGGCACCCACGGATGCTGACCTGCTCTCAGTCCTGATCGACGATGCTCTCGGCAGCCATGATCCCCGGACGGTGATCTCGCTCTACACGGCCGATGCAGATGCTGACCCGTTTGACCAGAAGACGATCAAGCAGGCCAACCCGGCCTTCGGGGACTTCCTGAACGCGGATGAGGTGATGTCGATGGCAGGTCGGGCAAAGCGCATCCCGACTGCCGAGGCTGAATTCCGCAACTTGGTCCTGAACCAGCGCGTTGAGCGCAATGCGCCATTCGTGGCGGCTTCTGTGTGGAAGGCGTGCGCTGGCGATGTGCCAGACTTCGATGGACTGCCGGTTTACGCCGGGCTTGATCTGTCGGAGGTGTCGGACCTGACGGCGCTGTCTCTGGTCGCGCGAGATGGCGACACGTTCTACCATCGCCCGATCTTCTGGCTTCCGGAGGATGGGCTTTACGAGAAGGCGCGACAGGACCGCGAGCCATACGACGCCTGGCACGAAATGGGATTCCTGCAACTTACCCCGGGGCCGACGATCGACTTCCGTTATGTGACGGAATACATCGCGGGCCTCTTCGAGGGGCTCGACGTTCGGCGTGTAGCGTTCGACCGGCATCTGTATCGGCATTTCAAGCCGTGGTTGCGCGAGGCGGGGTTCAGCGACGACCAGGTCGAAGGTGACGCGGCGCTGTTCCAGCCCTTCAATCAGGGCATCGTGAGTATGACGCCTGCTCTGCGCGACCTAGAGGCTGCCCTTCTCAAGGGGTCGCTGGTTCACGATGACAACCAGGTCATGAATATGTGCGCGAGAAACGCGGTGGTGAAGGCCGACGCGAACGGCAATCGCAAGCTGGACAAGCAGCGTTCGCGAGGAAGGATCGACGGAATGGTGACTCTTGCTATGGCGGCATCGGTGGCGGTGACGGAGGACGAAACCCCTCAGCCGTCCTACCTTGAAGCCGAGAGTCTCTTGGTCCTCTGATGTTCGGTTTCCTGCGCAAGAGTTCGACCTACACGGTCGACCAGTTGGCGCGTATGGCCGGATGGATCGGCTGGGGGTCGTCGGCCGGCGGGTCTGTGACCGAGTGGAACGCGGTTGACGTTCCGGCTGTCTTCTGCGCTGCGCGCGTCGTGGCGGAAGGTATCGCGCAAATGCCGGTGCGCGTCATGCAGGAGGACTACGGTGATCGGGACGTGCCACGGCTGCGTATCGCCCACGAACACTGGGCGCACCGGCTTCTGTCCGTGCGACCGAACGGATGGCAGACCAGCTTTGAGTTTCGGGAAGGCATGGTGTTCAACGCCGTCCTCGGCAGCGGCGCGATCGCGATCAAGAACGTGGTCCGCGGCCAAGTGGTTGAGCTTCTGCCGATCCCGCCCGGTTCCTGGACAGTCGAGCAGGCGTCGGACTACAGCCTGATCATCCGCGTCAACTACGCAGACAAGACGCACGACATCTTCCCACTGGGGCAGGTCTTTTACCTTCGCGGCCCGTCGCTGGATGGGTTTCGGGCGCTGCCTGCTGTGCGCCAGGCGCGCGAGGCCATCGGGCTATCCCGCGCGCTCGAGCGTCAGCAGGCAAAGCTGGCCGGGAACGGCGGCAAGCCAAGCGGAGTGCTGTCGTTCGCAAGCAAGCTGGCGCCTGAGACGGTCGAGAGGCTGCGCGAGACATGGCAGGAGCGGTTCGGGCCGAACGGCGACGGCGGGATCGCGATCCTCGACGGGGACGCAAAGTTTCACTCGATGACGATGACCAGCGTCGACGCCCAGTATGTCGAGACCCGTAGGCTGCAGATCGAGGAAATCGGCCGAGCGTTCCGCGTGCAGCCGCTGATGATGATGCAGTCCGACAAGGCTGCAACCTATGCCAGCGCGGAGCAAATGTTCCGCGTCCACGGCATTCACACCCTCGGGCCGTGGGTTGAGCGGTTCGAGCAGGCCGCGACCCGAGACATCCTCGGCAACGAGACCGGGCTGCGGGTCGACCTTGACGAGCGGAACCTGCTGCGCGGCGACTTCAAGGACCAGGCGGAATACTACACGAAGGCGCTCGGCGCCGGCGGGCAGCCCGGTTGGATGACGGTCAACGAAATCCGCGAGGAGATCGGCCGGAACCCGATCAGTGAGGAATGGGCGAACAGCGTTCCGCGCGGCGCCATGAACCCGGAAGGAGTTTCGGATGGAAACCAAGTTCCTGAGCCTTGAGTGGAAGGCGGACGACGAGGGCGCCATCGAGGGATATGGCAGCGTTTTCGACAATGTCGACGAGGGCGGCGACATTGTCGCGCCCGGGGCTTTCTCCGACAGTCTGCGCAGCGGGCGCAAGGTCAAGATGCTCTATCAGCACGACCCGGAGAACGTCGTCGGTGTCTGGAACGAGGTGCGGGAAGATGATCGTGGGCTCCGGGTCCGCGGGCGGCTTCTGACGTCGATCAGTCGCGGCAAGGAAGCCTACGAGCTGGTCAAGGCGGGCGCCCTGGACGGTCTTTCGATCGGGTTCCGCACCGTGAAAAGCATGGATCGGGACGGCAAGCGCGTGATCATGCGCGCCGACCTGTGGGAGGTGTCCCTCGTGACCTTTCCGATGAACGAAAAGGCGCGCGTCGACGGCATCAAGGCCGCGGACATGACGCGCCGAGAGATGGAACGGCTGCTCACGCAGGACGCTGGGTTCTGCCGTTCCGTAGCACGCGAGCTGATGGCTGGCGGCTACGACGCGGTCAAGGCCATGCAGGACGCTGGCTCTGGCGCGGATGAACTGGCGGCCCTGTTGCAGGCCCGTCTGACAATCTGAACGCCATAGACGGAGGTAAAGTCATGGCTCTTGATGATCTCAAGCCCCTCATCGAGGAGGGCAACAAGGCGATCGCGGCAATCCGCGCGGACTTCGACAAGAAGTCGGCGGAGGATGCGCTCGACAAGGAGAAGCTGGAGAAGATGGAGGCCGACCTGGCCGCCAACCTCAAGGCCCGGCAGGACGCGGAGGCGCAGCAGAAATCGCTCGAAGAGCGGCTGGCCGAAATCGAGGCGAAGGCCAACCGCCCTGGCGGGATCGCGGCGACGAAAGACGCGGATGAATACAAAGAGGCTTTCATCGCCTTCATCCGCGATCCGCACAATCCGTCGGCGCAGACGAAACTGCATGAACTGAGCCGCAAGGCGACGGACGTGCGGACCTCGACGGCTGGTTCCGGTGGCTACGCGTTGCCGGAAGAGATCGCGCGGGACATCGCCAAGCAGCTGCAGGATCTGTCGCCGATCCGTCAGATCGCGCGCGTCGTCTCCGTCGGCACGCCGGACTACAAAGAACTCGTCGATCTGAACGGCTTCGGGTTCGAATGGGTCGGCGAGGCCGGCACGCGCAATCAGACCGATACGCCGGACTTGGGCGAGTGCGCGCCGACCTTCGGCAGCATCGTCGCCAAGCCGGAAGCCACGGTGGAATCGCTTGAAGACCTGTTCTTCAACGTCGAGTCCTGGCTGCAGATGTCGGCTGTCGAGCAGTTCGCGATTGGTGAGGGCGCGGCCTTCGTGTCCGGCAACGGCACCAACAAGCCGACCGGCTTCCTGGGCGGCCCCACGCCAGTGACGACCGCGGACGACTCGCGGGCATTTGGAACGCTGCAGTATATCGCGACCGGGCAGGCCGCGGCGCTGGCGACCGCGCCCTACACGAACCTGCTCGATGTGGTCTACGGTCTCAAGGCCGGCTACCGTCCTGCGGCGCGCTGGGTGATGTCCTCGGCGACGATGGCGGCTCATGCCAAGATCAACGACAGCGATGGTCGCCCGCTTCTGCAGGCGTCGGTTGCGGCCGGTGTGCCGTCGACGATCCACGGCTACCCGGTCACGATCGCGGAAGACATGCCGGCTGTTGGTGCCGATGCCTTCCCGATCGCCTTCGGCGATTTCAGCCGTGGCTACCTCATTGCCGACCGTGTCGGCATGTCGGTGGTGCGCGACGAGGTCACGAAGCCCGGCTATGTTCGCTACATCGTGCGCAAGCGCGTGGGCGGCAAGCTGAAGGACACCAACGCGATCAAGCTGCTGAAGGTTGCCGCGGCCTGATCCTATCGGTTTTTCGAGAGGGGCGGTCATCCGCCCCTCTTTCCTAAGCCGATAGGAGAACAGAATGGCCAAGTTTTCTAAGCCGTTCCTGGGCTGCAAGTCCGGGGAAATCTACCCGACGCAGTTCGACGTGGGCGACGAGTGTCCCTCGGAACTCGAGGAAGCTGCCGCGTCGGTCGGTGCGCTTGAGCGCCAGATGAAATCGCGCGGGGCTGCGCCGGAGAACAAGGGGAAATGAACCCGCCGGCACTGGTGACCGGCCCGGCCGAGTTGCCGGTTTCGCTCGAGCAGTTGAAGCGCGAGGCAATCGTCACCTTCACCGACGATGACTTGCGTCTTGATGCGTTGCTGAACGCAGCTGTCAGCTATCTCGACGGCTGGTCGGGCGTGCTTGGGCGGTGCATGGTCGCCCAGCAATGGCGCCAGACATTCGAGGACTGGGAAACCCGGCTCGTTCTGCCGTTCCCGAACGTCTCGGCGGTGACGCTGACCTATCTCGACACGGCTGGCGTCGAGCAGACCGTTTCGTCGTCGGACTACGCAGTGCGCGAGACGAGAAAGACAGCCGAAATCGTGCTCTTTGGCACGTTTGCGTCGCCGACGCTGCAGGAGGATGCTGTTGACCGCATTCGTGCGGATTTTACGGCTGGATATGGGCCGGCCGCTGCCGTGCCGTGGGGCCTTCGGGTGCAGATCATGCGGCTGGTGCGGCACTGGTATGACGAGCCCGAGGGGTTCCCGGCCGGGTTCTTCGGCGCGATCGCGCCTTTTCGCTGCAAGAGACTGTAATGCGGTATCGCGAGCGGGTGCAGTTCTACGAGCCTGACCAGACGTCGGATGGGTATGGCGGCCTGGCGGCGGGCTACCAGGCACAGCCGTCGCATGAAACTCGGGCGCACTTTCGCTACCTGCGGGGATCGGACGCTGTCATTCAAAAGCGTATGGCGGGGCGCAACGTCGTGCTGGCGACCATCCGGGTTTGCGCTGCCGCCGAGGTGATCGGGCCGGGTTGGCGTATGACGCACATCGACTCGGGCCGGGTCTTCGACATTCAGAGCGTGGCGCCGGAGGACGACGACATGCATCTCGCAATCATGGCAGAAGGTGGGTTTGAGACGTGAAGCAGGCGATCTGGACGCGGCTTTCCGGCCAGCTATCGGTGCCGGTCGCGTGGGGCATGTCCCTGCGCGACGAGGCGCCGCCGCGTGTCCTTCTGGAGCCGGTGGCAGGCGAGATCGAAACGCTTCTTGGCGGGCCGTCCGGGTTCCGGGTGTCGGTCGTTCAGGTCAATGTCTACGCGCGCAGTTTTGCAGAGCAGGAGACACTACGCGAGGCGGTTCTCACGGCGCTGTCCGGCTGGTCGTCGGCGCCTGACGGGATCTATGGCGTGATCTGCGAAAATGCCGACCGGGCTGGGTCTGGCGGCGAGGGTATATCTGGGCCTGTCTTCTGGACGAGCCTTGATTTCAGCGTATCGCACCGGGCGTGATGCATGGCTGTAGAGGTAAAGGTCGAAGGCTTTCGTGACCTGGAGAGGGCGCTCGACGAAGTTTCTAAGGCTGCAGGCAAAGGGGCTATGCGGCGCGCTCTCAAGAAGGCGGGCGAGCCGCTGGCCGATCTGGCGAGGTCGCTGGCGCCTCGGCGATCGGGGACGCTGAAAAAAGCCATTTCGGTTTCCCCGGCGCTTGCCCCGTCCGTTCGCGGTGGCCGCAAACCGTCGACCGAGGTTCGAATGTATGTCGGCCCGTCCTACACGCTCGCGGACGGCGCTCCTCACGGGCATCTTGTGGAGTTCGGCACCGGGCCGCGACAGACGAAGGCCGGCCGCTCGACCGGCGCCATGCCGGCGCAGCCATTCATGCGCCCCGCGTGGATGCAAGACCAGCGCAAGCTGCTGGAGCGGTTGCAGCGTGAGACCTGGAGCGAGTTGGAGAAGTCTATCGTCCGAGCGCGCCGCAAGGCCGAAAGAGCCGCGCTCTCGGGTCGCTGAATACGGCCGACAGGCCGTGAGCCCATAACCGCGCCTTGGGCAAGCGTTGTGAGAACGCCGCGAGGCGTCCTGTCCCCTAGATGGAGCCTATCCCATGACAGACCAAATCATCCCCTATGGCGGGACCGTCGAGGTGTCGGCTGACGGCGTTACCTACGCGGCTGTGCCGGAAGTGAAGGGTATGCCGCTGCCCAACGCGCAGCAGGAGTATGTCGAGGTCACTTCGCTCGACAGCCCGAACAGATACCGCGAGTTCATCGCCGGTCTGATCGACCCGGGCGAGGTGACGTTCGTCGTCGGCTATACGCCTGCCGGCTACGCGCAGCTGGATGCCTTCGGGTCCGACCTGACGTATTTCCAGTGCACAATGCCGCAGGCGCCGTCGCAGTCGACCGGCGGCGACGTCTTTACCTTCACCGGTTATATCACCATCGCAATGGATGCTGGTGACGTGGGCGCGGCGGTCAACATGAACGTCACCGTGAAGATCAGCGGCGACATCACCTGGGCCCAGGGCTCGTAATGCCGAAGGCGATCGAGTTCTCCGCGGTCGGCGTCAACTACTCGCTCCAGTTCGGGTGGTCGGCGATGGTCCGTTTCGAGCGCGAGACGGGCCAGAATGCCATCGTGGCTGCGCAGTCGATACAGGACGCCCTGGAAGACCCGACCGCGCAGCCGGCGGTCACGCTGACCGCGCTTTTTCTGGCGGCGCTGCGTCCGAAGCAGGACGAGGACGCTGTGCTCGACATCATGGACGAGATCGGGCCGGAACGTGCGATGGCGTTGCTTGGCGAGGCCATCGAGGTCGGCTGGGAGGCCGGCCGCGAAAACCCTTCCGAAGCAGCGCAGTCAGAGACTGGCTGACCGCATGGATCGGCGCGGGGTTTTCGTATGATGAGTTCTGGCGGCTTGACCCTGGGCAAGTGGCGTTCGTTCTGCGGGCTCAGGAGAAGCAGCGCGAGGCAGATTTCGAGCGGCAACGGTGGCTGAACCACGAGCTTGCCGGGCTCATCGCGCTGGCGCACCACGAGCCGCGAAAGCTGCCCGAATACAAGCCGGTCCTCGGCGCGGCGAACATCGACCGGGCACCGACTGAGCAAGACAATGCCCGTATGCGCGCATTCTGGATGAACCTGGCAAGGCGACGGACAACCGATGGCACGTAACCTGATCGGCTCGCTGCGCGTTGCACTGGGCCTCGACAGCGCCAAGTTCGAGCGAGGCGCGAAGCGCACGCAGAGCACTGTGCGCCAGATGCGGTCGCAGTTCATCGCGGTTGCAGGCGCGGCGGCTTTGTTCGGTGGGGCCTTGGCCGCTCTTGGCCGGCGATCGGCCGACACGATCGACCGGCAGTCGAAACTGGCGCAGTCGCTCAACACGACCACGGGTAGTGTCCAAATTCTCGAGCGTGCGGCCTCGCTGGCTGGGGTCAGCATGTCCGAGGCCGGCGAGGGCGCGGCTCGTCTGACGCGGCGCATCTCTCTTGCGGCGCAAGGCACCGGCCCGGCCGTAAAGGCATTCGAGCGGCTTGGCCTGAACCTTGAAGACCTGATGCAGGACGACGTGGTCACGCGCATCGCCAAGGTGCAGGACGCGATCCAGCGCATGATCCCCGAGGTCGAGCGGGCGGGCGTGCTTTCGCAGGTCTTCGGTGATCGGGCGTTCGTGGCGTTTCAGCGTCTTGATCCAGGCACGCTGCAGGACGCCGCGGATGAGCTGCGGCGGTTTGGCGTGATCGTCAGCGACGTTGATGCGGATCGGATCGAGGCGAGCAATGATGCGCTGACCCGTCTGGGGCTGATCGCGCAAGGGTTTGGAAACCAGATCGCAGTGTCTTTGGCGCCTGCGCTAGAGGGCATGGCAGACGCGCTCGGCGATCTGTTTGCCGTGACAGGGCCGTTCGGGCGCGCGCTGCGCGTCGTCGGCGAGCAGATCGGCCGGATTGCCGCGATTGGCGCGGCGGCGGTGGGTGTCTTCGGGGTCAGGCTGGCCGGCGCGATGGTGGCAGCGCGGATTGCCACATTCTCTCTGGCCGGAGCCTTAACGGTTCTGCGTGGTGCCCTTCTGAGGACGGGTCTAGGCGTGATCATCGTCGGCGTGGGCGAAGTGATCTACCAGTTTACCCGGCTGGTCACGTCGACCGGCGGCGTGGGCGAGGCGTTCAAGCTGCTCGGCGAGGTGGCATCCGGTGTCTGGGACGGCATCAAGACGTCGGCGATGTCGATCGTGCCGGCGCTGAATGCGGTCTGGGCACAAGTGCAGGCGAGTTTCTTCATCCTGATGGAGCGGCTGACCGCAAAGTGGCGCGACTTTTTGCTGACGGTGGCGTCGACGACGGCGAAGTTGCCGGGCGGTGATGGTTTGGCCGGCGACCTGTTCCAGGCAGCCGCCAAGGCTGATGCGGCAGTGACCAACTTCATCCGCTCGTCGGCTGACGCCGAGGCTGCGGCCATCAGGCTTCGCCTGGAATCCGAGCAGCTGCGCGTCGAAGGGTTCGACCGGGCCGCAGTTGCAGCCGGAAAGCTGGCGGCGGCGGTGAAGGGGACGGCGGATGCGTCCGAAGACGGCCGCGACAGCCTTGGAGCCCTGCAGGATGCCATAAACGGGGCGGCGGATGCCGCGGGCGGCGCGGGCGGCGCGATGCGCGCCCTGACGCCCGAAGTCGAGGAAACGCGAAACGCTTTCGAGCAGATCGGGCCAGCGGCGGCCAGCACCTTTTCCGCGATCATCCGCGGCGCCGAAAGTGCGCGTGACGCAGTGTCCGGGCTTCTGGACCGGCTTGCCGACATGGAGTTGGTTTCCTTGCCGCGTGGATCAAGGATCTATGACGCGGGGCGGTCGGTGCAGATGACGCAAGGCGGCGGTGCCGCGCCGGTCAACATCTCGATCGACGCGCGGGGCGCGGTGGCCGGGGTTGGCGCGGAGGTCGATGCGGCTTTGGCGCGGCGTCTGCCGGACATTCGCCGGATGGCGGTGGCGTCAGTGAAAGACGCCGGAATGCGAGGTATGTGATGGCGCTGGTGACGCTGCCAAACTCTGTTGTTCGGAGAACGGATCGACGTCTTGCTGCGGCCGCGCGGGTTGTCCAGTCGCCTTTCACGCTGTCGCAGCAGGTGCAAGACTGGGGTGGGAGGCGCTGGGAGTATTCGCTGCAGATCGGGCCATTGCAAGGCGACGAGGGCCGCGCGGTGGATGCCATCCTGCAAGGGCTTGGCGGCCCGGCGGCGCGCTTTCTATATGCCGATCCGTCGGCGGCCTACGTGGGCAGTCTGACCCTTGGGAGCCCGGCGGTGAATGGCGCAAGCCAGACTGGCAGCGCGCTGGTCACAGACGGCTGGACCGCAGACATAACGCTCAAGGCGGGCATGATGTTTTCGCTCGGCACAGACACGTCGACGCGCATGTATATGCTGACCGCAGACGTCGTCGTCGACGGGGCGGGGAATGCGACGCTCGCCATCGCGCCGGCACTACGGGCTTCGCCCGGGGACAACGATCCGCTCGAGGTCGATGCGCCGAAAGTGCAGTTGCGCCTGCCCTCGGCGGTCGGGGCGCAGGTCACGCCTGGGGCGTTCTACAGCTACCAGGTCGAAGCGGTCGAGGCCTTATGACTGCCCGCGACCTGACGGCGTCCGCGCTCGCGGAAATTTCCGAGACCGAGGTCCGGCCCGTTCGCTTTTTCGAAGGGGAATTCAACAGCGGCACGGTTCGCTTCTGGACTGGTCTCGGCGACGTGACGTGGAGCGGGAAGACGTGGACGGGCGCGGGCGCGCTGATCGGCATGTCCGCGATACCTGAGGCCGCGACGTTTGCCGCGCAGAGCGTGACCGTATCGCTCGACGGAGTAGACGCCGCGCAAGTCTCCCTGATCTTGAACGAGGCCCGGCAGAACATGGTCGGCAAGGTCTATATCGGGTTCCTTGACGACACGGGCGCGATCATCGCCGACCCTTATCCCGCCTATGTCGGGCGCCTGAGTGAACCGACCATTTCTGACGGCCAGCAAGGCGCGCTGATCAGCATTACCTACGAAAGCGGTGCGGCCGATCTCACCCGCACGCGGGAATTCCGATACACGCCCGAAAGCCAGGCCCTGATCGACGCGAGCGACAAGGCTTTCGAC